GTGTTTGGCATCAATCCCCACGAACCTCCAGCAGAATGCCCCACATGCGGACTTTTAGGGTCTTTTATTGTTTTATGCAATAACCTTTTACCCTTTGAGCTTTCTATTTCTCCAGATAAAGCTAAAAATGGGTTTTTATCGGCAATTTCTTTATATTTAGCTTGATGTTTTGTAGTATCTAGTTTTGTTATTTGTTCAATTGGGCTTTTTGGTACATCTGCGAATGTTGGTATATTGTCAAAATATGGTTGTTTATTTTTTTTTGATTTTGCATCTTTTGCTATCGCCGGTGCTTGTTGTGCGACAGGTTTTTGATCTACGTTTACTTTTGCTTCAGTTGCTGCTGGCATTCCAGCTAAAGCCGCTCCCATAGCAGCCCCAGTTAAAGCGCCCTTCCAGTCCTTTTGTAGTTCGTTTGTTTTGCCAACAATTATATTATGTATTTTATCTACGTTGGTAGCGATCTTTTCTTCCATCGATCTTTCGATAATTTCTTGCTTAGATGGGAGTTCAAAGTCATTTATATAGTCTAAACCTAGCTCACCGGCTGTTTCGGATATTTTTATTAGATTATCGTAAATCTTTTCAGCAGAAACATTTCTAATTATTTGTCTAAACGATGGCACTTCTTTTTTAGCTAGATGCATTACAGATTTTATAAGTAGCTTATCTGATTCTTCATTTATACTGGACTTATCCAGATTTAGCGGCTCTATTAGAGTGTTATTGTTGGCTGGAGTAAAAGTAAGAGCAACTGAATGTATCTTAGTTTTTGCCAAAAAAGTTTTATCTGATATACCCCTAGATACTACACCACCCTCAACAGAGGCTTTTAGTTGAAGAGGCGAATCATTCTTGTGTATGTTTCTTAGTATAGCTGCAGCTGCTTTAGCGTTGGGGTGGTCTTCGTCATCGAACAAATAACCTTTAACATATATAAAAGGTGCCTTGACTTTATTCCAATAATACTCTTCTCGCTCGTTAGAGCAATCATCTGCCTTAAATATCTTTTTGGCTTCGGTAACTCTACCAATAGAATTGAAGAAACCCTTACCATGATTGTCATTTAATCGACCGCGGCCGTTCATTAAGTCGCTTATATCAGCGCCTTCTATAGAAAGCATCTCACCTTGAGAATCTCTCAGTTGAGAGCCCGCTATCATGTCTACTTCTAATGGTTTCTTTGCCATAACTCATTAAATATTTTACCATATATTGGGCTTTACATGTCATGGTGCGCTTATTTATAGACCTTATAGGTGCTAGTATCGACTTCTTCTACTAATGGTCCACCATCAGTCTTTATTGTAGAAAATGATTCGTGTTTTTTTAACTTAGAAAGACCAGCTTTCTCTATTTTTTTTATTGTATCTACGGATACATTAAGTAGTGCGGCCAATTCTAAGTCAGATATGTCTTTATTAGAAAATTCATCTATATATTTAAAAAAACAATAATTAGCCAATTGATGGTCTATAGCCCAAGGGCACCCTGGTAGTTTGTGTTCTTCCTCTTCTGATAGTTCTTTGCCAGCATTTCTTATGGCCTTAAGACGTAAAACAGCTAGAGGACACCAAGAATCAGGTGTTTGATCTAAGTTTCTAGGACACCTGCAGTCCATCTTAGGTTTATTCATTGCGCTGCGACACTCGCAGATATTGGAGTTGCATTTTTAACAGATTTTTTAACAGATAAGACTTCAACAACGTGAGGAGTGTTGTTAAGGGTTACGGTCGTTTTTTCTCCAACCTTTTTGCCAAGAAGGTTATTTATAAGATCTGGTACTCCAGACTCGGATAACTTTATTCTTGATCTAAAGATCCCAACGTCTGTGCCGGTTGCATCTTTAGCTGTAGTTGTGATAACAACTACACTATCTTCTTCTATAGTTTCTGCTTGCTGTAGGTTATCGGATAAATCGGCCTTTTGAGCGGCTTCATTAAAATCTTTTAATCTTTGAGTATTTATTAGTTGTTCTAACTCACTAGAATCTAGATTGGGGTGGGTTTTTTGAAGCGCCCATACCTTATACTGAAGTTCCTGTATTTGTCCAGCGGCAAAACTTAAGTCCTGCATGATACTCTTATTGTTTACTAAGAGTTGTTGGACCATCATTTGAGTTAATCTTACTGCGGTTTCTGCATTAGCAATTTGTGTCTCTAATGTTCTTATTCTGTCTTTTTTAGATAAATTTGTAGTCATGTGCTTCATATTATTCTCCCTTTTTTAAGGCTTTTTTGTACATAGCTTTATAGAACCTTATTTCGTCTTTGGTAAGAGAAACTTCATTGACTGTGCCAAATAAACTACTAAGCTTTAGATTTAAGAATTCTCTTATTTCTGACTCTAACTCATCATATATGTTGTTTTTGCTTTTTAATATTTTTTTAGACAAAATGTCATTTATGGCATTTGCTTTTTCTAATTTAATCTGCTCCATAGATTTAGAATCGCTCTTAGAATCTAAGTTTTTTGTTTCTAAACTATAAGAATTATTTTCTATAGGCATATTTTTACTTTTTGATTGTTCTATTTCAGGGTGCTTTTCGATGAACTGTTGTAATGTCATTGTGTGAAAATTAAATTTATTTATTAGTTGATTGTACAATGATCTAGCTTTTATAAATTGCACTTTTGTCAATGGTTCATTGTTTTCTATGCATCGCTGCCAATGTGCTTCTACATTAGGATCGTGCATTAAAATTCTAGTGGTTCCTACTTCATCTTCAAGTTCTTTTAATGCATTTATATCGTCTTCAGATAAGACAGGTTTTCTGTTATATATAGATGGCCATATCATCTCACCGTAATGAGATCTATCCAATAGAATTTCTTTGGTAGAGGATGAAGCAATAATTTCTGATATATCTTGAAGATATTGTTCATTGCTTACGTCTTTTGGAGGAGCAGATAGATGTATGACCTCGTACCCGATACTTTCAAAGTATTTGGCAACAGTAGTTTTACCAGTTCTATCTAAACCTTCTAATATCGTCAATCCCATAATTTTCTCTATGGGTATTATACAATTATTATTCTGGTAATTTATTTATGGGGTTTGCTATCATTTTACCCCCGACGTTCATAGCTTTAGACGCGCCAAACTGCTGAGCTGATTCTCTTAAGGATCCGCTTTTTATTGCATTAGCTGCAGCTTCTGCTTTAGCCTGATTCATCTCCATGCCGTGCTTTTCTTCTTTTCTATTGTGTTCAGCTTCTGCATGTTTGCTTTCTTGTTCTTTTTGTTGCTGTTCGGCCAGCAACTGTTGCTGCTGCGCCTCCTGCTGTTGTTCGGCCATTTTTTTCTGATCTTTATTATTATCTATAGCCAATATTGTTTGTTGCCATGACATAAAAGCAGGGTCGCCAGGTATATACATTAATTCTCTTCTTTTAGAAGCATTCTTGTCGCCAAAGAAAATTTCCCTTATTTCACCTCTTGTATAGTTTTTTTCAACCAGTGCCCAAAATGCTTGATTTAGCGGCAAATCTGCAGCAGGTGTTTTTATTTTTTCTTTTTGCGACTGAACAAGAAGATCGTTCATAGTCTTAAACACAGACATCTCTGCCTGCATTTGAGCTATCTCTGATTGCGGGGTCTCGTCTGTGTATCCGGTAAATATAAATCTATATTTAGAAGCCAGATTTTTATCAATTGCCGGGATTATCTCGCTGTTTACAACGTCTTCTAAAAACATCAGAATAGGGTATAATCCGCGCTCTCTTGAATACGCAATCTTATACTCATTATTCGCCTGTTGCATCGGTGCTCTACCGGTTGCCGTTACTAAATAATCAAGACCTATTTCTACTGGGTCTATGGCAAACTGAGCACAAAGAATTCTCATTAGATGGTTGTTAAAATTTATGTACTCCATTTCCTTAGCTGATCCGGACATCGGGACCCATTGGACCTCGTCGAGTCCGGCTACTATAGGCGTTCTCCATGCGTGCTGCTGACCAGATATGCTGTTATAGAATTGTCTTCTAAAATTCATTAACTGGGCTTGAGTGACTGTGCCCTTTAAATGTAAAACACCTCTAGCAGCATAACCATGTGTAAAAAAATTAGCGTTATAGTTTTCTACGTTTAGATGATTCGTTATATTTATGATAGCTAGTTCCAACGGAGAATAACAGTATCCGTTGGAGTCTGCGAAATTTTGCGGATTAAATAGCTTGAATATCAGATCTTCATCACCAAAATGAGCCAATGGCTGCATATTGTAAGACATTTGAACATATTTATAATAGTCTACAGAGGCCTCATTAACAATCTGATCTTTTTTAGGGTCGTTGTCGCTTAAGGGCTTTCCATAAGTTTGTTTAGAATTTTTCTCTTGGTCTTTTATCTGCTCTTTGTTTATTCTTTTATTTATCAAATAGACAGATTCTGCCGGCAATGGTCTTATTCTGTGTAAACCGCCAGCTCTAGTTTTTACTTTTTCTACAGCAACATGGCCAAAAATTAGAGCATCTCTAACTATTAGTTTTAGAAATTCACCAAAAAGCATTCTTTCATCAGCGGGAGTGCCTTCTTTTCTCCCGCAATGGTACATAAAATCTTCTAATGCTGCTATTTCTTCTAACTCATCTTTAGAATACTCAGAGTTATGATCTTTTTTAACAAATCTAAAACCCATCTCAAATCTTCGATGTTCTGGTCTAGAAAATCTAAGAAGAGTATCAACTCTACACTGTAAAATAGAAGAAACTAACCAGTCTCTAACAGAGACTTCTTTAAGCATTCTATTGCTTAATCTAGAAAACTTATGTTTTACGTTTATCTGATGAGTTAAGTTTTCAAAATATGGGTCATCTACTATAGCTTTACGACCTATCTGAGACGAAGCGTCGTGGTTTTCCTGCGATTCCGGTAAATTATCGGCAGAATAAGCTCCTCTTATAGTAGCAGAACGAGTATCGTCGTTAGACACTCCATCTGCCTTCAGCAGTTCATCTATTTCGCCTTTAATTTGTTTTTTAAGCCAGTCATCCCAGAAAGCCATTTAATATAAACCTTTATTTAATAAGAGTATTATACCAGTTTTTTAGCCCATCAAAAGGTCCATAAAAATGAACCGCTACCGCCATCTTCTTCGCCTTCTTCTGTATCTAACTCGTTTTTAGTGCCTATTTTTCCAAGCTTAGATAGATCTGATTCGTTAATGTTTAATCTTATTCCTTTGCTTTCCGCAAATTCAACAGGGGAAGGGGTTCTTAGGTAGCTACCGGTGTTATCTATGACGCCTTCTAAACTAGTTAAATCTAAGCCGTTTCCACCTAATATTATATTAGTTTTTCCAAATAACTGCGTCAACGCATATCTTAGGGCGTCTAGGGCGTGATCGTTCTCAGTATCGGGAGTATCCGTTATCTCTCCGGCAGCATTGGTTTTAAAATGATACAAACTAAATTCATTTATTAAAAACGTATTAGTTTCCTTTGCTATTACTATTTTTGTCTCACTCGATCCTGGTATTCTAAGAAATCTTTTTATGACCTGTATTCCTGCATTAATTTCACCTTTTGGTGAATTAGAAACAGGCAATCCAGCTTTTTGCATTTCTTGTATAGCACCTTGATCTGCGGAATCAGGGAAGTATAGTTGACATCTATATAGACTATGGTATTTTGTTTTACAGTGATGTATCCAGGATGGTTGGCTGATGTGGGTCATCGCGTCTGTTTTGATAACATATATATTATCTTTTTTGTCCACCGCAAAATACACAACAGTATTTGGATTCGTAAATCCCCAGTCCAACCCAGCATAAACAGGCAGCTTCATTTCATGTATTTTTTTAACAAACATGTCATGGTTGCATTCGCCTGGAAACTCTTTACTAGTCAACATGAACCACATCTCATTCCATGTTTTGACATGTATTCTTTCTTCAAATTCTGTAAAAACTAAGCCTTCAGTAGATGGTTTTAGATTATATAGCTGAGACGCTGCCCAATCAATTCCCTCAGATTTTATCTTTTGTATATGCTCTGATATGGTTTTTAGCATTTTGCTGTTTGACGTTTGCAGCTTTGCATCTCCTCTACAGAATGCAGCTGCAGGACAACCTCGACACTTATCATACATACCAAAACTTTCTAAAACAAAACTCTGCTGTTTATTTTTAGATATTTTGTCGTAATCTTCTTGAAGCAGAGACTCTCCCGTTTCTTGATTAAGCCAAAGCGGTGTCGGAACTGTTCCACTTCTGCTGTCTGGGCATCTTTCCGTGAACTCCAACGCTGTCCAGTATCTGACATGACGCCCTTCCTTGTCGGCGTTTTCTATCATTGAGTTCATTAATCCATATTTGGTTTTTCTAGTAGAGATGCCCACTCTAAGTGGCTTTTTCCCTTTCTTAGTGTCCAGCATCCCAGATACTTCTTTAATTGCTCTTAGACCTTCGCCAGACAATGTATCTAATTCGTCGCATGAAACTAGTTGACAGTGAACGCCGTTTAGTGCTTTTAACGTAGTTGGAAGTATTTCTATAGTAGCGACATTGCTGTTAATATTAAAGATACTTTTAGACATCGTGCTTTTTTGAAGAACCTTGTCTGCATCCTTAGCACTAGGTGGATCAATTATTGGTTTGACCCTAGGAGACGTGCAGAAACTCTGTATGTATTCGTATGCTCTGGCGGCCTGCTGCATGATTGCGCCGACATGGGCTATGTCTCTTTGATCATGCAGCATTATCATGAATTCTGCTATTGCTACACCTAAAGTCTTCCCGCTTCCTCGACTACCAGTATACAAAAGTTCTTGTATATTTTCAGGGTTATCATCTAAAACACATATTCTATACATTTCCCAAACTATATCTAGTGGAGTAGTGGTAGCATATCTAGAGACTTTAGTGTCTGGTAAATCTAAATTAAGAAAATGCTTAATCCAGGCTTTGGTTTCTTCTCTGGTTTTGCACTTTTTTAATAGAAGTTTTTTTTGCTTATCTAAACTGTTTTTATTTTTCTTGGCGCCAGTCGTGTTCATTATTTATCATCTACAACATCTAATATATTTAAATCTTCTTCTTTTTCTTCAGACTCTATCTCATCTCTTTTAACTGGTGAAGTTAAAGCAGAAAACATCGGAGATGCTTGACCCGGTTTTGTAGAAGTAGCGCCTGCAACTATTTTATATAAAGTCTCAGCGACATCTTTATATTCTTTTATGTTTACTATTCTTAATTGCGGTTTAGGGTTCGACAGCGGATCCTTTATGTATTTCATCATGTTTTCTAGATGCTCTGCATTAGCAACAGACATCATTGTCGTCAAAAAATCAACCTGCTCTAAAACAGATTTAACAACTTTTGCTCTTACCCTGTCTTGAAGAGTATGAAGCATTTTATCTCTATCTTTTGCCCAACCTCTAAGTGAGGCCGTTAACGCTATTTGTCCTACTGGGTACTGTGGGAATTGCTGAGCAATCTTAGCTATAGAATCGCCTAACAAATACATCTCGTAAAGCTTAGCAGCATCTAAATCCTTTAGAGCTCCAGCAGTTTTATGTTTTCTTAGCCATTTAGTTGCTAACTTAATCTCTTCTTGAGTTAGCCCATATTTTTCTTCGTCTGTTAGGTGCTTTTTTAAAGCCATAGTATTTTTCCCAACAACTATTATACTTAATAGTGGCTATAGACTGTCTTATTCTTACTTCACTGATACCTTTAATTTTAGATATTTCTTCTGTTTTTAGACCTAAAATAAGTAAACATATTAAACTTTTTTCAAAATCGCTAAAATTAAGCAAAATCTCAGTAAATTTATTTGATTCTAAATTTTTTAATAAAACTTGAATTTTTATTTGTAACTGAGTTTCTATAGCAGTTTCTAACTTTATTTTATTTAAATAAGTGCTAAGGGTGTTTATGGGATTTCCACTTAGCGCGTGCACCCATAAAGACTGCTTTATGTCCTCGTCTTCAGAGAGACTATTTATGTAAAGTCTCATTGACTCTATGTTTTTCATCGATGTTTTCCAATGAGTCAATGTAGTCTTTAAAGTCTATTGTTTCAACAGAAACGTTCCAACTAGGGCCGCAAAAATCTCTAACAAAAGCAGATAATACCTTTGAAAAGTCTAAAGAGCCTTCCTTCTTCAAGAGGCGCTTAAATCTCCACATATCTATTAAACTAGAAGATTTAGACAAACTATAGTATTTATTTATTGATTTCAACAAGTTAGAATCAACATATATAACGTAATGTATGTGTTTTTCTTCTGGGTTTATCTTCAATTCGACAGCCTGTACATTTTTATGAACTATAGAACCACAAAAGAAAAGTTGATTTTTAACGTCGTCTGTTACCAGACCGTTGTTCAACAGCCATCTTCTTTGGTCTACGTATTCTTCTATTTCTATGTCTTTTTTATTTGATGACATATATTAACTCTATTTAATTATACCAGAGTTGACTCTTTTACCTCTTTAACCAAAGACTTTACTCTTTCCTTAAGGTCGTCTTTATTTAAAGAACCGCTATATATAGAGTCAATATAGCTATAAACTATATTTTCAACATCTTTATTTTCTATTCTTGTCTGTTTTTTATGTTTATCTGTAAATAAAGTCTTTATTTTTAGTTTATTATTAGCTATTTCTTTATATTTATCTGATTCTAGATAGGCCATTATCTCAATCTTAGGTCCCTTAAGAGTTACTATAAAATTATCCATATTATTTATAGATTTAAGTAGGACTTCGTGGGCACTTTGCAAATCAAAGTTTTCTTTTATCTCTAGATCTAGACTTCTCCATTTGGGCAATGGACACTCTATAAACTGCTCAGACATGTCGTCTGTGTTCAGGATAATGACGCCTTTTGTTTCGCCCACGTCAGATGCAGACTGTGCATAAGGGGATCCAGGGTATTTAACTCTTACGTTATTGAAAGCTAGTTCTTGCCTTTTATGTATATGACCAGAAACTATCAAAGAAACACCCTGTATGGTGGATGGATCTACGCCATCTTTGGCTATTAGATGTCCATAGTCGGCACCGATAAAGGTTTGATGGGCTACGCATATCGGCGTTGTCCTTAGCGGAAAAAGGGACGATTCGTGCTTATAGGGCACAAATGTTATGTTATCTATAACAGATGTATCGTCTACAATTATAAAATTATTAATTTTACCTTTAATGTGGCTAAGTGCGTGATATGCTGAATCATTGGGCTTATATTGATCATGGTTGCCCACAAGATATATGTATCGACATACTTTAGTGCATGCGAACACATGCCTCATAAATTCTGTCATTATTTCTGATCTTATTACTGCATGTGTATCAAACGAATCACCTAAATTAACAACTAAATCTGGTTTGACAGATATAACTAGATCGTTTATCCAAGCTAAAAACTTTTTAGAGATATCTAATCTAGATATTTTTAGGTGAGGATCGCCAATGAATAGTATTTTCATTACAGATCTATGCTTATAGCGGTCATGTCTTCGTTTTCTATGACAACTCCGGAAGCGTCAACGCTAACCGCACTATCAACGTATTTATTGCACATTTCCATTATTTGATCTTGAATCTTTTTAGATGATTTAACAAAAGCCAGCATATTGGCTTCTCCTCTTATTGGGTCATAGGAAGAAAATTGCCACATTTGTGGGTTTTCTTTACCAGTTTCAGGGTTCTTTGGGTGATATACTATTCCCAATGATTTTGCTAATTCAAATATTTCTGTGTCTGTATCTATTACGCCTTTTTCGTAGGAGAACGTGAATTGGGCGACTCTAGCAGGTTGCCCCATTCTATTTTTCTTAACTTTTATTCTAACTTTATGACCTATTTGCTGAGCTCCACCAGTTATAGTTTCTCCAGACTCTATAACGCCATTCTTTGTGTCCAATTTTATTATCTCTAACATCAAGTCCCCTGCGTGCTTAAGAGCCTGTCCATCGGGTAAAACGTAGGGGTTTCTTAACGCTTTCATGGGGTCTATTTGTATAGATACTTGCTGTATAAAAAAAGATAGTAGTTTATGCTCAGATATAACGGGCAGTATGAGCTTAAAGGCAGATGGCAAGTAATTAGCGCCGGTTCCACCCATAACCATATCTGTTGTTTGTTTCTTGATATCTTTAGGGAATCTTATTGACCTTATTGAGTCTATTATTATAGCCTTTACAGGTGCCCCTTCTTGGAGAAGTTCTAATAATTCGCCCCCAATATAATCAAATATTTTTAATGGATCATTAGACCTGCGAACTACAAGTCTTTCAGGATCGCCGCCTAATTTAATAAAAAAATCAGGGTTAAAGGAGTATTCTGCGTCAAACCAGATGCTGATTGCGTCTTTATCGCTTTTTTGTAACTCTATTATGGCCATCATAGCAAGCATTGATTTGCCACTAGATTCTGGGCCGTATAGCACGTTAACTTTTCCTGGTATAAAACCACCTTTTGCTGTTGCCCAATTAAGACTTGGACTCCAAGACGGTATCGGTTTAGGTTCTTCTCTTTTTAATGAAGACGCTATGACACCAAAATCAGAAGTAAGCTTTGACATCCATTTAGACATACTGTATCTCCTATTGCTCTAATAGAGCACGCAGGGCATGTATTTTACATGCCTTCCCATTGACTCATAGTATTGTCGCCATATAGAATCTTTTTAAGATCATCATGCGACTGGCGAAGAATATTTAATTTATTCTTTAACAGAGAAACTAAAGCTTCAGATTTAGCCTTATTTTCTTTTGCCGTAATAACATCGGGATCGATGTCAACATATCTTTTTCTTGCCTCTGAGCTATCTTTAATATTCTTTTCCTTTAAGAAATCAGATGCTTTATCTAAGTATGCTATAGCCTCGAATTGTTCTAATTTAGCTTTAGCTTTAATATCGGCCTGAATAGCTTTGGCTAATAGCATTGCTGCTACATCCTGCCCCTCAATAAAATCTCTAAGATAGGTCGCGCCCATCATTTTATTGATGGACGCGATATCCTTTATCTTGTCTAGATATTTAGCGAGAGACGTAACATCTATCGATGACAACGTCTTGTCTATCATCTTTGTCTCTTTTAAGAGTTAAGAATAGCGTCTGCTTCTGCTAAGAAATCATCGTCTACAAATTTAGGTTTAACAAGTGTATTGGTTTTTGATGTTTTTGCAACAACCTCACCTTCATCTTCATCTTCGTCTAGATCTTCGACTTTTAAAGAAACCATCCTAGTTCCTTTTGTTTGAGATGATGGTGTTGCTGTTTTTTTAACTTGTTGTTTTACGACAACATTATCATTTAATTCAGCATCAGGACAAGCCGTGACTATAGCGGACATGTTTGCTGCTAAAATTTGATTTAATTCTTCATAGGTTTTAATCTGATAAACAGAAGATAAATCATACGCTAAATTATCGTAATTTTCCATTACAGATTCTGGCAGTGGCGATCTGTCATCTTCAAAAGAAAAACCACCACTTGCTTTTTTAACTTTATTTTGATATTTCTTGACGTCATATTCGGTATCTCTGCCTTCGCCGGTTCTTATGACATCAAACCATACACCGGAATCTGTCTCTTCAGAGTTAAGGGACGTGGGATCCTGGTTATAATCTTGTATGTACTGAATCATCTCAGATTTCATCTTTTTGTGTGCAGTTGATTTTAACTCTAATAAGCCAACTTCACCAGATTTATCTATAGCGTTGTAGATATAAACTGTCTTGGGGGTAAGATCTGCAATTAGTTTATTTAGTAAATTAAGCCTTTCTTTTATATTTTCTTCTGTCTCCCCTGCAGCCTGTAACTGCGCCCTTACAGAATCAGATTTTTTCTTAAGTTCTTGCACGTATTCCGTAACAGGGCATTTTTTTTCTGATGTCATTGATGAGGCAAAAGGTCTCATTCTTCCAGAATCAGGGTCGGTCAATCCCCATACTATTTGCCATTTTTTATACGCATAACCGTTAGAATTTTCTCCGAATGGGGGCAGAATTCTAAAAACGTTATGGCCTTCTTTAACCTTATGTCTTTTCCATTCGCGTCGTGCCTTTAAAGAGTCTAAATTTATTTTAATCTTATTTGTTGGTGTCATATTTTATCCTTATTGTTATGGTTTATAGTATTATTATACTTTTGTAAAAATTATTGTTGTTTTAGTAATTCCGCTTGTTCATTTGTTATGGCTGGTTTTCCGACAGTTTTACCTGTTTTTTTATTTGTTTCTGTTTCTATGTCGTTAATGTCGGACAAACCGTGTCTGTAAAAAAGCTCATAGGCCCCTTTAACACCAGAATCCACGTAATAGACCATTGTGGTGCCGTATGGTCTATTCTTAATTTTGTTTTCTATGTATTTTATAAAAACCTGTGGATAATCGCTCTTTAACATATTTAGCAATAAATTATTAAGTTCTTCGCTGTTTTTATAGGGTATGCCTTCAAAATTGTGAACTTTAACTGAAAAAGCTGTCATATTTTCAGGGTCGTATGTTGACGCTATTGATTCTAATATAGATCTAAGATGGTGGTGTCCAGTTAAACCATTTTTCGTGGCTTTAGTTTTATGTTGATCTATTTCTGTTAAAAATGATGGGTGATCTATCACGTACTCGCCCTTTTTAACAGAATCTGGTTTTTCTTTAACTACTTTAAATTTAGCCATAAAGCCCTCTTTATATTTTTTCTATTTTAGTTATTTCTTTTATATCTATGTTTACTGGGGTTTTCCAACCTGGTTTTAGTTTGCCATTTATATACACTATAGTGTTTTTAGGCCAACCAAAAGCCTTTTTGGCATCCCACATTACTGCCTCAATTATGTTGTACCCATCAGACAGCTCAAAAGATACTTTATGCCATGGTCTACCAGTCTTTTTAGACAAACCATTTTTATAAGAAGACGACTGAAACAGAAGAATCATACCTATGTCAGTATCATAGCCCTTATTAAGTAAGCCTTCAGCTACTTTTATGTTAGATAATATATATGTCTCATGATTATTGCCGGACTGCATGTAAAAAGGTATAGCCTTTCTACCGGTGTTTTTAAGTCCAGGCCACTTATTTTGAACTATGTTCAATATTTCTGGAGAAGACAATAGGGATTTATTAAAGGCTAGATTGTAGTCCTTTTCTTGTACGAATACAGATATAGAGTCTATATCATACATATCATCTTTAAATTTAGTCTTGCTCTTTCTTAAAGAAGTGTACTTTTTCATGAATGTTTTTCTTCTGTCTATGTAATTAGATATAGACGCATCCATTAATGAATCGGCTGCTCTAGCTTTTATTAGAGCGCTCATAGAGCCTATATTTACTTTTGTGTGATCTATGTTTTGCATGAAGTTTTCTAAAGAGCTAAAAGGTCCTTTATTTACTATCTCGTTAACAACGGCTGGACCTATACCTTTTATAGCAGATATGGGTGCAACAATTTTTCCATCAACTATGGTGTACTTATTAGTGGGGTTTTTTAAATTGGGCGAAGATATCTTCTCACCTAAATAAGATATATATTTTCTAACTTTATCTTCTTTGTCTTCGTTGTTCAATACGCTACACCACCACTCTAGAGAAAAATGATGCTTTAAATATAGAGTAATATAGCCTAATTCTGCGTAAGCATAGGAGTGGCTCTTATTGAAGGAGTATCTAGAAAATGCTTGTATTTGTTGACATACTGTTTCTATTGCATCGTGGTTCCAGTTTCTTTTTAAGCAGGCTTCTCTTATCCTACTAAAAGTATTCATTATAATCTCATGTTTTTTCTTTGCTATGGCCGATCTTATCATATCGGACTCTTCCCAAGAGTAACCAACTATATCTACTAGAAACTTCATAACCTCTTCTTGATAGCAAAAAACACCGTTGGATTCTTTTAATATTGGTTTAAGGTCCTCGTGCAGATATTCTACGTTTATTTTGCCATTTCTTACGTCCATGTAGTATTGAGCAGCAGTGGTATCGTATAATGGAGCATCAAGTGCTCCAGGTCTACATAGAGCAGTCATCGATGCCAAATCAGATCTATTAAGGGGAGCGAATTCTTTGGCGTAACCTTTAATAAGTTCAGTATTAAACTGAAAAGATGAGTCAGTGTCTTTGTTGTAGAAGTCTGAAAAAACACCCTGATCTTTGTCCGGTAATCTGTATATTAAGGGGACACCATTCTCCTCTTGAAGTAAGTTTACGTTGTGATTTTTTTTAATTAGTTCTATGGCGTCAGATGTAGTAGTTAAGGTTTTAATACCTAATATATCTGCCTTAACTAAACCTGATTTCTCTACCATAGTCGCATCAAACTGGGTAACTAAAATGTCCCCAATTTCTTTATCCGACATCACCATAGTGGGCACTCTATCATAGGATAGATCTAGTGTGGATATTACGAAGGCAGAGGCATGTCTTGACCATCCACGAATAGAACCTATAAGTTTTTTAACCATAGATTCTACTTCTGGTCTCTGATTAAAAAAGTTTTTCAATATCTGTTTCTTTTGTATTTCTCCAGCATGCTCTATGCCTTCTTGATCGACATACCCATATAAAAAATCATATTCATCTACGCCTTGCGGACTGTCGTCTATTTCATCACATACTGCTTTAACTTCGGGATCGTTTCTGTTCCTGCCATAAAGCGCATACATCGCGTCTTTTATGGCATTTTTTGTTTTCATTTTATTGAATGTAGATATTTGAGCAAAACCAAGATTGTATTTTTCTTTTAAATATTTCATCACTAGCGGTCTAGCTCTATCAGCTATATCAAGATCGATGTCTGGGAACGATCCTGCCCTTATCCTGGCGTGACTTAAAAATCGTTCAAATGGTAGATTGGCCTTAACTGGGTCAACATGTATTATTTTTAAATAATAACTTAAAAGCGAACCGCCGGCAGAACCTCTAGCAATACCCTGAAGAAAACCTGAAGATCTAGCGAATTTACAAATATCCTCATAAATTAAAAAATAAGGCAAAAAATTAAGTCTATCATTTCTCATTATCACGTCTATTTCTTTTTTAAATCTATCGACGTATTCTTTAGAGTCGTTCCATCTACCGTGTTCTTTAATTTTTTGCATCACTAAGTAATAGCACTGGGTGCCATAGTCGCTTGTTTTTTCTAAAATAATTGACGGTATTTCTATTTTTGGCAGGTGATATTCATGTTTTATTTTTATTTGAGTTGACGCTTCTGCTATTTTAAGCGTATTCGCAACCATCTTAAGATAAGAGTCTTTAGTGAACTTATCCCCTAAATGATGCTTCAAAATAGAGAACATCTCTTTTGATTTAATTTGACTTCTATTTTCAAAAAAATATCTACCATCTTTGTATGAATTTTTTGATATACAGTCTTGAACTATTTTGTCATTTTTATCTATAAAATGTGAATCTGCAACCGGCACCATATCTATGTTAAGGCGCTTAGATGCATCGTAATAATAATTATTGATGTGTTTTTGTATGTTTCCTTCGTCTACGTTGTAACCAACAAAACCAATAGAAGAATCAAAGTATCTATGGACGTTTATACACGCTAACTCTAATCTAATGTCAAGTGCGTTTTTAAGATCACATAGCATGTTATCTGCTTCAATAAGTTGTCTATTTAATAATAGCTGTTTTATTGGACCATTGACACCAGGAACACCAAATATGTTACCGTGGCTATGCTCTATTACTTGCTCTAGTGTCAATAAAGGCATCTCTATAGATGAGTCTTCTATTCTATTGCTCCAACCCATAGATGATAGCTTAATTAGATTTTTATATCCCTGATTTGATATGGCCCATGCATTTAAATAAAATTTAACGCCATTGTGCTCAATAAATAAGCCACACCCAGGTATTCCTATAACTTTATTTGTTAACCTTGTCATATCAAAAACAGATGCACAACTGCCATGATCGACTATAGAAAAAGCAGGCACGGCGTTATTTTCGCACCATTCAGCCCACTCTTTTACGGAGTTAACGGAATCTGTATAGCTGAACATAGAATGACAATGAAGTTGTGCGGGTTCTGGCAGCTCTATATCTATAATAGAGTAATTATCGTTTACTAAAATTTCTGTTTCGCCCAACATATCTGATAATATTTTATCGATCTTAATTGTGGCTGAAATATCAGATAACGCATCATGGGCATTTATTTCAATATCGAAATGTTTAGCCAATGTTGCTAATTTTAGATTTTGAGTATTTAATTGATTTTTAAGTTTTTTAGCTCTTTTAAACGTATCTCTGACATCGTAGGAAAAAAGGTCGAAAAAATCTTTCTCTCTATTAACCTTTTTAAATAAAGATGATAAGAAGTCTTTATCGAAAGATACGTTGTATCCCGCTATTGTAAATTTTACGTTAAATTGTTTTAAAAAAGCAACTAGTTTAGCTACTAAATTTTCTGCTTTTTGAAATGTTTTAAGTTGCTCTATTGTTAAAGAGCTTACGGCTAGCGCCTCGTCATCTATAGATGACCAATCAATGGGTTGACAAAACTCATTAAATGAGTTCTTGCTTTCTGTGCCGTTAATTACCGGTATACAAGCTAACTGTATTATATCATTTTTAATGCTATCTAGACCAGTTGTTTCTACGTCTAGCCATATATAATTAACTGAACCTACAGATACTATACTTGACATAGCTTCCTTTATACGTTCTTTGATTTGCTGGATACTAGTTTAGCAACCATTCTTCTTTCTTTTTAAGAATCTTGTCTAAATCATCGTCGCTGGGGTTAGATGACACCTCAGCGTGAAAAATTTCTGGGTGATACGGGTTACCGAAAATATCTAATGAGTAACCATATCGGGCTAAATTATACGACAATACGTACTCATCTACGCGAAATGGATTTTGCAACTCTGGTACACTAACGTCCGTATTCCACAGATCGTGTGACCACTTTGTAGTAACAACAAAATTAGCAGAAGGTCCAACCTTTGTTACAATGTTTCTAGATTTGACTAACGGTAATCTATCGAATATATAATTATACGGAAAGGTTTCCGGTATAGGAAAAACTTGCATGACAGAGACCAGTCCTGGATTACTAATGGTGTTTTTAGTTACATCGTGCAATGCAGGTGAAATTAAGATATCGGCATCTATCAAAACATTTACATCGTATTGTTTACCTAATTCATATATTTGAAGTTTTTCAGCAGTAGCTGGGAAGCTATGAAATTTTCTTTTATCTATAGTATAGAACTCTGCGTTGATTTTGTCAGCAAAATTTTTAATAGTTGGGATGGTGTGAGCGCATATGTCTGGTCTATAATTATCGACATTTAAAACCCATATCGCTTTTTTCATATATTGATTGTACAAAATAAAAAGGACCGGTAAAACCGGTCCTCTAATAAAGATTTCTTTATTAATTAAGATGTCTGAAAATTAAATGCTAAATCTATTTTAGTGTCTACGCTATCGGCCACATTTAGAGAAGGGGTGCATTCAAAATCAAACACACCTTGATCAGAGAGGCCCTTTTTAATTCCAGCTAAGTAGGACTTTAATATTAGATTGTCACCTTTATTGCCGCGCAAAACAGACGGGCTATATGTAGTAGACAATGTAACTGTAAATTTAACTTTACCTGCATTAGCTGCAGATACTAATTCTGCACTAATATCACTTAAATTATCAACATTGACAAAATCCGCACCAGCATTAAATGCATCTATTTCTTTTTGATGAAGACCAGTTAAGCCGTCAAAATAATCAGTTTTTAAAGACATAGTTTACCTCTTATAGACTAAGACTAGAAGTTGGATTAACTTCATTGTTTTCGATCTCGCTGATCTTCTCCAGAAGAAATGAAATTTTTGCTCTTTCATATTTTATAGCGCTGTTGTACGCAGAGTTAATGTCCTTAACTATTTGTTTAGCCGTCATTAGCTTTTCGTCTGCTGCCTTTTCTTCTTGAATTTCTTTAATCTTTTTTTCTGCTTGAACGATGAGATTGTTCGCGGTATCTTCATTTATATTTTCATGATTATCGACAAAAGACTTACTTAAGACTTTTTTAAGTGAATCAGTACTTGACATTTTAACTCCTAAAATTACAATATTTATTTTTAATGTCTTGAGCTCTTTGTACCACGAGATACAGACCAGATATTTTTTTTTTATTTATATACTTAGATAGTGTTCTTTTTAATGTCTTTTGATCAAAGTTAACTATATTGTTTTCTATAGTATCTAATTCATTTAGATATTTTTTTAATAGTCTTTCTGTTCTTTCTTTATTGGTCTTGTCTTTATGACAAAAGTCACATATTCTTTGAAGGTTTATCTTATCGCACCAAAGTCTTTCTACAAAAGTATTCCAGTCTACAAAGCCATCGTCAACCGATACTACTGGTATGATATGATCAACTGCGATTTTAGTCGATGATACCCAATTATTACAAACTTGACAACTATATTGAACAGAGTTTTTTATAGATCTCGACCCATCTTTGTTGTATTTGGGTACTTCTCTTCTGCCGTCAAATAGCACTTCCCTTACTATAGGGGATCTAGCAAAAACTCTTCTTATAGCTCCTCTTATGGCAGCGTTTTTATTAAAACTTTTCATTTGGTATTTATTCTACAAAATACCACTGTCCATTTTCACGATAAGCTAAATCGCCAGATTTAAGCATTAATTTTTGTGTTCTAGTGGTCATAGACCCATCTTTAATTTGTTGTGCGATTTTTTTAGGGTCTTTTTTAGCGTCAGGGGCTATATTAGGGAGTTTAGATGTTTTTTTTGATGTTTT